GTATTTAATGAAAATTCGTGCTATACCAGCCGGGCGATATGATTTTGTTAGGGGCCGCACCCAAGAGTTTATGGAGCGGACACTGGGCGAAAACCTTCGCAAAGTTTTGGGCAGTGCGGTTAAACGACTGTCTGTCGGGGGCTGATAATGGCGAACGATCCAACGGGGCCGATCGCGTTGGCGGTGTTGAACGCACTGGCATCGCCGGCCATTACCTACACGGAGGGCGGCACTAGCTATAATGTGCCGGTCTATCAGCGCGTGCCTGATGAAACCGTGCCGGCAGTCATTGTTGTTGATGGCGTAGACCTAGGGCCGACCGAAACCAAAGCTGGCTTTGATCGGCGCGTTAGTATTAACATTGTGACTGTCTATCGCGGGCGATCAAAGGCTAGCGCACAGGCTATCATTGCTGCTATTTATACGCGGCTTGAAAAAGTTTCTCTTACCGTTTCCGGCTTCGCGGTGGGAGAGTGCCGGCTTCAATCGTCCGGTGTTGGTGAAGAAGCGACCGAGGCCAATTTGGTTCACGTTGGCCGCCAGACGTTTGAAGTCATAGTTTTGTAAGGAGTCCAATCAATGCCTAAACTTTCAGCTAACAACTACCGCGTCTTTATCGAAAGCGCGACAACTGGTTCGTTCAACGTGGTGGCTGGTCAAATTAGCCACACCATTGATCGCGGCGAAGTTTCGTATAGCACTGTTGACAAGGCCAGCACGGTTGAAGTCACGGAGCGCGCCATGCGCAACTACGCAATGTCGATGGAATATCGGCCTGATCTGCCCGACGCCAACGGTCACGCGCGGCTTGAAACCATCTATGCTAGCGGCGCGTCTGCTGGCGTTCAGGTGCGCAAGTCGCCTTTCGCGTCCGGTGACGTGGTGTTTGCTTGCATTATGCGCGTTGCCAGCATGGGCGCTAGCAGCCCGCTGAATGACGTTCACGCGACGACGGTTAGCCTGACGCCGACCGCAGCGCCTACCACTGATCTTCTGGCCTAATGCTGGACAAGATCAAAGCGCCGCCAGCCGGTCACGATGTGGCTGTGCTGGCGGGCTGCGGGTGCTTTCCGCGTGAAGCATTGACCGGGCCTATGCCTCCCGGTTGGTCAGTGCTGGCGCTTATTGCTGGGCCTATGCTAGGTGATAAGCGCCAGGCTGATGTGCTAGCGCAGGCGATGGCGCTTGCCGGTGATGAATTTGTGTGGCGTAATGCGTTGCTTGAATTCTACCCCGAACCAAAGGTGATTGATGGCGAATGAACCTAACAGCCGTGGCGAGGTCACAATTGATCTTGACGCGACATATGTGATGCGACCCAGTTATGAGGCGATCGAAGAGATTGAAAGCCAAACTAATCGCGGCATTGTTGCGCTGGTCAATATGGCAGCGCAGGGCGAATTGAAGCTTGGCGATGCGGCTATCATCGTGACCGAGTGCATCAAATCTTGGGGCAAGCAACAAGTTGCAGAGGGCAACGCAACGCCAATCACGCGAAGCGCAGCAGGTGCTAACGTCAAAAAGGTTGCCAGCCTAATCCACGAAGGCGGGATCGTTAGGGCTACAGAGCGTTGCGCGATTGTGCTGATGGCTGCTGCGACTGGCGGCGTTACGTCATCGGGGGAGTGGAAGCCGGCGATGGAGACGGAGACGGCGATCCCCGACGCCGGCTGATGGGTATATGGACGGCGGTGTTTCATTTGCCTCCGTCCAACTTTTGGCAGGCCACGCCGCATGAAGTTTGGGCCGCGCTGGAAGTTCACAAGGAAATGAACAAACGGCAATGAGGTGAACAATGGCTGAAGATGTGCAAAGGCTGCTGTTGCAGATTGACGCCAGCGCCACCTTGTTGCGACAGGAAGTGGCCAAAGCCCGGACTGATATTGATGCGTTTGCTGACAAGGGCGCAACCAAATTAAAAAAAATTGACGACGGTTTTGCTGGGATGGGCAAGGCTGCTAGTATGGCCACGGTAAAAATTGCCGCGATGGCGACGGCGTTTTTGTCCGTTGGTCAAGCGGCATCTTTTATGGTGCGCGCCAATGCTGATATGCAGCGGCTGTCAGCCCAGCTTGAAGTGGCGACAGGCAGCACGTCGGCTGCCGCTACAGCAATGAAAGACTTGCAAGGGTTTGCTGCCGAAACGCCATTTACGCTTACTCAAGTCGTTGAGGGTTTTATCAAACTTAAAAACCTAGGTCTTGATCCCAGCATCGACGCTATGCGTTCCTTTGGCAACACGTCTGCCGCGATGGGCAAAGATGTGATGCAGTTCATTGAGGCTGTTGCAGATGCGGCAACAGGTGAATTTGAACGCCTAAAGGAGTTTGGCATCAAGGCCAGCAAGGAAGGCGACAAAGTCAAGTTTACCTTCCAAGGTGTAACAACAACTGTTCAAAACACGGCAGAAGCAATTACCGCATACTTGCGCGGGCTTGGTGATGAAAGCGGCGTGTTTGCTGGCAGCATGGCCAAGCAAATGGACACTATAGGCGGCAAACTGTCCAATCTTGAAGATGCCGCATCACGGTTTGCGACTGCACTTGGCGCATTGGGTTTTAATAATTTGTTTATGGGCCAGTTGGACAAGGCCACTAAGAGCATTGAATATCTTTCGCGTGTTGCGCAGGGTTTGGCAAACATTCGTCAAACGCAAGGCGTTGGCGCGATGATGACAACAAGCTTTGACGAAGCCGCAATGTCAGGCACGCCAAGCGGAATGCGTGATCGGTTGGTGCGTCAAGCCAACGAAGCGCGGCTTGCGCGCATTGCTGCACAACGCCGGCAAGAGGGCATTTTCCCAATGTCATCACAGGCGTTTGCCAATATTCAAGCGGCGGAAAGAGCAGCGCAGCGCCAGCTTGGCGAATTTGAAAGTGCAAACGCATCTGATCTTGCGCTTGGCGGTTTTGAAAACATGGTGCCAGGTTATGGTGGTGCGCGGCCATTGGCACGTTCAACTAGCACTGCTAAAAAGAAAAAAGGCAAAACTGCAAAAGATTTTACCGCTGCCAACATGGAAAGCGGCTTCGAATTGCGGCAACTGCTTGACGCTGGAACGCCTGCCAATATTGAATTGACTAATGAAGCGTTGCAAGGCGTGGCCGAAACCATGCGCGACTTGCAGCAATATGACTTTAGCCTTGATCTGGTTGATCGACAGCAGATTGAACTGGCGCAAGCTTACACTGAAACGCTTACCACTGGATTGGCGCAGGCAATTGTTTATGGCCGCAGCTTTGGCGATGTGCTTAAAGGCTTGGCCGCGCAAATCCTTAGTGCCGGTTTGCTCAACATCATATCCGGCGGCGCGTTTGGCGTTGGTTTTGGCAGCAGCCTTGGCGGCTTGGGTAAAGTTTTTGGCGGCGCTCGTGCTAATGGCGGGCCTGTCTCTATGGGCAACGCCTACCTAGTTGGCGAGCGCGGGCCAGAATTATTTGTTCCAAACTCTTCCGGTTATATCAATGCCAACAAGTCTGGCGGTGGCACTGGCGGTGAACAGCAAGTGCGTGTAATGGTTGAGCCGTCACCGCTGTTTGTCACAACGGTTGTGCAAGGCGCAACAGCGGCGGCAGGCGAGCAAATGCGCAAGGCCGCGCGGCCACGAATGATGATGTCAGCAGGGGCTTAAGATGAGCATTGTTGATCTTCCCGCTGGCGTTGTTTTCCGCAGCGCAAACTGGCGGCAGCAAGGCGGCATTATTTATAACCGCAGCGAATTTACGGGCCGCACGCGGGCTGTCAGAATTGGCCCATCTGCCCGGTGGTTTTGCGATTTGGAAGTTGTGCCGACTGCCAGCCAAGCGCAATTGCGGAACATTCGGCAATGGCTAGCCTTTAGCTACGCCACGACCGTAGGCTTTCGTTTGCCGGCGGTTGAAGTGGCGCAAGCCTCTGCACCCGTGCCAGCCACTTGCACCGTTAACGGTGGCAGCCAGCTTGGATTTACGCTGTCGCTAACCGGCTTGGCAACTGGCGTAACAAATCTTGCTAACGGCTCGCTCATCAGCATTGCGTTGCCCAATGGTGATGAACAACTGTGCGCTTTGGCGGCACCGTTGACGGGTGACGGCAGCGGCGTTGGCATTGCAACACTAGCAACCCCATTGCGCCAATCACCATCCAATGGCGCTACGGTGCGCCTGCACACGCCGGTTGCTGTTATGCGTTTGCGTGATCCTATTAGATGGGCTGCAACGCCTGGCACCGTGTATGAGATTGGAACCATTAGCGCAGAGGAATGGTTCTAATGGCAATTAATAACGCTACCCTATCAGCTGATGGCGTTACCGGCGCAATTTTGTTTTTTGCAGATTTTCAAGATTTGCCATTGCGCGGTGCGTTTGCGCCATGCCCGATCCACGTTCCGACCGGCCTTGCAGACAGTGACGCTGACTGCGCCAACTTCACATTCCCTGTTGCCAATAGCGATGTCCTGTCAGTCGAACCTGTTTCACAGGAACAGGGCGGTGGTGATGCGCTGGGCTTTAGGTTGTTGGCCGATCCGGCAGATACGGCGCTTATGAGCGCAATTGAAACCCCGGCGCTTTATGTTGGCCGGCGCGTTAGGCTTTGGCTTGCCATATATGACATTGAAACGGTAACAAGCGGCGGCGCAACGGTTACGCAACTGCGGCCATTGTATCGCGGTTATATGACCCAGCCATCGCAAGAGGCAGACGCGCAAAGTTACATTATCACCATGCAGTCGGAAAACTATTTGAGCCTGTTAAGCAATGCTCAAAATCGCACCTACTTGCAGTCTACCTTATATGATGCCGGTGACACATCAAGCGCGGTCATTAAGGCTGGCGGATGGACGCCTAACATTATTCCCGGCGGTGGCGGATCACGCAACCCTGGCCTTGAAGATTTTACAAGGGAACGGTGATGCGCTTAACTACCCGTCACCCAGAATGGGAGCCGCGCTTGCACGCCGTTTTGGCGGATTGGCAAGAGCGCGAATATGCGTTTGGTTGGGGCCAGGATTGCGTGGCCTTTGTGCTAGATGCAATTGAAGCGGTAAGCGGTGAGCGGCTAGCATTTGATGGCGCACGTCCGTATCGAAGCGAAGCGGGCCAAGGCCGGTGGCTTAAAGACATGGGCTGGCGATCGCTGACAGATGCGGCGGATGCTTGCCTTGGTGAACGCATTGCGCCGCTGCAAGCCATGCGTGGCGATATAGTTAGTGATGGTGGCGTGCTGGGCGTCATGATGATAGGCTCTGCAATTGCATTTAGTCACGACGGCATGATACGCATTGCGCCTGTCATGGCTTGGCCAGTGGGGCGCGCAGATGGGTAAACCTCTAAGAATAATTGCGCTTATTGCCGCCGCAGCGTTGATGTTTGTTCCGGGCGTTGGCAACGCTGTTGGTGCATTTATTATTGGCAGCAGTGCTGCCGCTGGTGGTGCCGCGCTGCTTGGCACCATTGCTGTTGGTGCAATAACTGCGGGCCTTGGCATCTATGGCTTAGGCGCTTTGCGTGGTGCCGGCGCATCACTATCAGCTTTTGACCCTAAAGCGATTAACGCTGATCCAGCGGCACCGCGAAAGCTGTTGCTAGGGCAAACGGCATTTCCGGTTGATCTAAAATATGCGGAACCCAGCGGCACCGATCAAGAGTTTGTTGATTACATCTTTGCGCTTGCCGCGCACAAATCTACCAGCGTAGACACCATATACATTGAAAATGATCTTGCATGGACATCTGCCGGCGGTGCGCAGGGCAAATACGTTGGTTATCTTACCATCGAAGTTATTCTGGAAGCCGGGCCAAGCGCATTTCACACTGTCAATGCTGGCACCACTTGGGGCAGCACAACGCGCATGACGGGCAGCACCACAATGAAGGTGCGTGTCAAACGTTCAGCAAACAGCAAAAGCAGCCAGTCACCATTTTCTAGCGGCATTGCAGGGCGTTGGGCTGTCATTGGCACTGGGATGCCTGTCTATGATCCGGCGCGTGATAGCACGGTTCCGGGCGGCAGCGGCAGCCAGCGCGCCAATGATCAAACAACGTGGCTTTATACCGCCAGTGGCGTGACGCGCGGCAACAACCCCGCGCTGCAAATGCTGTCGTATCTTCTGGGCTGGCGAGTTGGCGGGCAAATCTCTGTTGGCGTAGGATTGCCGGCAGATACCCTTGATCTAGCCTCGTTTGCGGTTGCTGCGGCTTTGTGTGATGAGCCTATTGCTCTTTCGATCGGTGGCACGCAACGCCGGTTTGAAGCCGGGCGGGCATTCTCTGATGCAGATGATCCGCTGGCAGTTATTGGCGAATTGCTGAAAGGCATGAACGGCGAATTGGTGGATGACGGCGGGCGGCTGGCGCTGCGCGTTTCGGTAAACGACTTGGTTTCACCAGTGGCGCTTACTGATGATGATTTTGTTTCCGGTTATTCATGGCAGCCAACCGGGCCGATTGACCAGCAATTTACGGTTGTGCGTGGCCGCTATAGTGAGCCAACCCCAACGTCATTGTATAGCATGGTGGATTATCCAGAGGTGTCCATTCCGCGCACATCACTTGCGCCGCGACCC